AAAACTACCATTAGTACTAAAACCTATAGCTTTATCTGAAAATAATAAAATACTATCTTCTTTAGCATTAAATACTAATCTATCAGAATTAATTAATACTTGATTTCCTTGATATGTACCTGGTGCTTGGGGTGTATATGCCATTATAATAAATTTTCGTCTGCTATTTTTATACCATGAGTATAATCTCCTTTTCTAGTTGTATTTTCGGACTTATACATTTCATGTAAATCTTCTCTTTTAGTTGCTATAGATGTATTATTTTTATTTTTTCCTTCAACATATGATATATGAACCCATGAAATATTTGTTTTACCTACTTGCCAATTTCCAAATTCGGGGTATTCCCAAATTAATTGACCCCATTGAGGAAGGTTTTGGTAACACCAGTTAAATATTAAAGAGGTAGGATGACTAAGACTAAATACATCAACTGCATGACCATATCTATGTTGTGAGTTTTCTACTCCTTTTACGTCTGGGTGTTCATTTAAACTTTTAGATCTAAAAGCTGATGTTATCCATATGTTTTTAGAACCACCATTTGTATACGGAGGAAAATTTTGTCTTAAAGGATCTATTATATTTATATGAATTTTTTCTAAGTTATTTTTTATAGTAGCTTCTGAAAACTCAGAACCTAAATTAGAATCTACCCCTGGTGTGTTATTAATACCATTTTTATTAGCAGTTTTTGATACATAATATTCTTCATAATAAAAATCTAAAGCCATTTTTTATGTGTTATTAGTGTTTTGTAAATTTTCAGCATCATTAAAAAAATCATCATCAATTAATTCTGTTTGGGCTACATCATAATAAGCATATGGTGTATCTTTTATAGGTTCTTCTAATTGTTGTAATTCTTCTGCTGGTAAATTAGATGCTCTATTTAATTCTATCTCTTCTTCTATATCTGATGACATTTCTGAATCTGATACTATAGGTTCTTCTTTTTGTATTTCTTTAAATATATCTTGACCATATGATTCATCATGTAGTGAAGCTGGTTGAAAATTAGATAATTGTTGACTAGAACAAAGATATATACTAGAATGATCTTCATCTATATTTTCTAATATTCTTTCTCCCTTTTCAATATTAGGATCATTATATTGTCCATTCCTAATAATAGTAATAGGGTTTCCTATATCTCCTTCGTTACTCCATCTATTAGGTTTTGCAACTTTTGAATTATCTATAGTAGAACCAAATCTAATTGATTGTCCAAATCTACCTTCTATTGTAATATCTCCTTCATAAGGAAGTAAAGAATTTACTGTATCAATATCCCGAAAATATTGTCCTCTATAAAATTCATTATTTTCATCTAAAGTATTAGGGTAAGAATTATTATTAGATTCTTGATATATAGACATTGGTTGTGTATAATAAAAAACTGTTCTACCTGTTTGGTTAAAGGTTTCATGAGGTTCTCTTAAAATATGAACTAATTCTCCTGCAACTGGGTAATGAGTAATATTATTATTTAATGGTTTAGCTAATCTACAATTAGAAGGATTAAAATTTATAGGGGTAGGTTCATTTAAATAAGTAAATAAAATAGACCCTATAGATTTTTCTTGTCCAAATCTATTATAAAATTTTTCTTGGAGACTTTTATCCGTTATTACTTCTTGAACTCTAGCTAATTTCATTTTTATCAGGTGCTTCTATTTGTTTAGGTTCTTCAACAGTTTTAGCTATTTCTTCAGTTAAGTCTTGAAGTTGAGCCATTTCTTCTTCTGTTAATAATCCACCATCACCTGAATTTGCATTACCTGTAGATAAACGTTGTACTATAGCCGCCATTTTTAAAAGAGCATCATCGTTTTTAACGCTGATTTCCATATATTCTTTTATTAATGGAACTACTACAGTAGCATCACCTAATGATTGTACTAAAGGACGTAATTCGGCTATTAGTTGAGCTAGTTGTTTAGCTTTTTTCTTTTGATTACCATGAATTTCCTTTAATAAATCACTAAAAGACTTATCGTCAAATAATATTTGGTTTAATGGATCCATACTATTTTATTATAAATATGGAAGAGATTAAATTTTTACGTATCCCGTTTCTGTATATTCGTTATATAATTTTTTATAAACTTTTTTAAGTATTTTAGTTACTTTAGTAATAACAGGAGTTTCTACACCAGTCATTTCTCTTATATAAATATAAAGTGCTTTTTTATTAAATATTTCTAAATTTTCTCTACGTTTAAATAATATATTAATAGCATCACATACTTTTCTATCATGCTCTTTTTTAAACATAGTAAACATATTTTTATCAACATACTCAGTAAAATAATCTATAAAATCTTTAATTTCTTGTTTACGTTCGTCTCTTCCTAATTGACGTAATACTCCTTCATCTTCATCAGCAGCTAATGGGTCTGCTTTTTGTTTTTTCTTTTTATAATTGTTATTATTATATAGTATAAGATAATTTTTACCTACAATAGAAAAATAACTAAATGCTTTAGTACCTCTTTCTGGTTTCCAATAATCTAATTTTTCTAAGAAAAAGCAACATACTTCATGTTTTAAATCTTCTAATGTTTCAACTTCTGTATAATAAAATTTAAATGTATGGATTAGATTTTCTGCTAATTTATAAAAAGCATATGCTATTCTATCTTTATAGATTTTATTTCTTTCTTCTTGGTTAGATGATGCTAAGTATTCTTGTATAGCTGCATCTACATCTGCTGTAAAATATTGTTTTTTAGATGGTTTTCTACCTCTTCTTTTTTTAACAACAGGTTCGGGAGTAAGAGAACCGGTGGTAGCCGGTTCTTTTTTGGTTTCATTTGACATTTAAGGGTTATTTTAATGTAAATTCATTTAATGCTTCTTGTATTTTTTGTACTTCTTTAAAAAACCAACCTATTTGGTCATCAGCATAAAATATGTTTTTATCATCTAATTGTTTTAATCTTTGATCACATGCATTAATAGCATCACTTTGTTTAGCTATAAAATCTTCTAATCTTTCATTTCTTAAAACTAAATTTCTAATTATAAAAAAAGAAGTTGTTATTACTAATGTTAATATAATACTAAGTGTTATCATATTTAATCTTTAAAAAACGAATCTATAACATCAATTGTTGCTTTAGATAAGTTTGGATTATTTTCTGCATTTACTTTTTTAGCTGCTCTTAGTGTTTTATCACCTTTACTAGCGTTTTTGGGTTTACTAGATTTAGGTACTGCATCTGTAGCATTATTCCAAATTTCAAATTCAATTTGGGCAGCCATATGGTCTGCTTGATGCATTAATAAAGGTAAATGAGATCTTAATTTAGTTTCTTTCATACTAGACATAAAATAAAACTTATTAGACTCATCATACAAACCATCATGTATTTTAATTCCAATATATTCGTTTTGACTTACCTTACATCCTATTTCTTGTAACAAAAATAAAGATCGTTCTGGAATTTTCATTGCAGGTATGTCAGTATTAAATTTATATACTTGACCTAATTTATCAATATGCCATTGTGAATCATTTGGTTGATAATATTCACCTTCTTGTTGGCCCATCTTACCTAAATCATGGAATAAAGCAACAAAATGCATTTCTTCAACAGAATATGTAGAAACATCTCCACCCATTTTTTTCCACGTTTTATATAATTCATTTGCACAATCATATACACGTAAAACATGATCAACGTAACCACCAGCAAATGCTGAATGATGCCAATTTTTAGCTGCTGCAGGCATCATCATAAGTCGTTCTTTATATTTTTCTAAAAATGGAATTAATATATCTGTTCTTTCTTTAGATATATTGGTTTTTATTTCTGTAATATAACGATCCCAATTTGATTGGATTTTTTCTGCTGATAACATATTAAAATGTTCCTGTTTGGTTAGTACCTCTTGCCCCTAAAGTGCCTACTGAAGAAATTTTTATAATATTTTGTAACTCTTCATATCTATCTTTTAGAAGACCTTTATCCATAAAGTCTAAAGCTTCTTGTTGTTTTCCATTTTTTATTAAAGTATATAGTTGTGCTAAAGATTGATCTAATCTTTCCATATGCTCGTTTATTTGTCTTTCGTACGCCATAATATTATTTTTTATTTGGTTTAAATGTACGACCTCCTTTTATAGAATCCAAATCTTTTTTACGAGGTTTTGTACGTTTGATTTTTTCTTTTTTAGGATAATAATCCTCTGAGAATTTTTCAATGTCTCTAATCTTCATTTGTGTATTGTTTATAAAGTTGATTACACCAAATCATATTTTCTTTTAACATTTTTTTACGATCTGGTTTTAAATTAAGGAAGTCTGTTGATTCAATTAAATAACCTACTGCTGTTATACGGGTAAGATGTTCTTTTGTTCCGTTTTCTTCAATAAGCTTTTTAAGTAATTCAACACTTTTTAAGTATTCTTGTTTTTTTAATTCAGCTGCTGATTGTTGTTTTTGCAACTCGTGTTCTTTATCGTTGTCATCAAAAAATGACATTATATTAGTCCCTGAACGATGTATGCTTTTCAGGTTATCGGATTTTTCCATCCGTTTTAATGCTTTATCTATGTTTTTGGGATCGTATTGATTCATAACTGGCGGCCATTTCGACCTAAAAACCCCTACAGTTGTAGGATACGTAAAATATTAATATAATCCAAGTTTTTTTAACTAAATAGTCTTTCAAAATCAACTTGCATAGAACCTTGAGTAGCTTTAATATGGTTTAGTGAATCTTCGTTATCTACTACTTTAGCATAATCTATTTGCCAAAACCGGCAACTACCATTAACTAATACATTAGCTAAAAATCCCCCAGGTCCTGGTTTTCTATTTATTTTAGGTTTAATAAATTCTAAAGACATTTTTCTAGCCCCTTCTTCTGCTGTATTATATTCTCCTAATCTTTCATTTAAAAAATCTAAATTATTTTTTATTTGTTTAAATATATCGTAAAGTTCAGATAGTTGTTCTAAATCTATAGATTGAAATTTTATAACTTCTTCCATAGCATCTTTTAAATTACTACCGTCCCATGTTAATGGATTAACATTTTTTCCTTCTTCAGATCCTTTAAATTGTTTAGATAAAGCATTAATACCAAAAATAACTCCTAACATTTTTAACTGTTCTCTATCTTGTCCAAATCTTCCTAATCCATGTTTTCCGTTATGTTTAGGATAAGCTTTTACTTCTACACCTACACCATCAAACGTTAAATCAGGATTATCTGAACCTCTTGTGTCTTTTACATCTACTGATGAATTTGAATGTTGATATAACCAGTATAAAGAAATTTCACCATTTCCTACTGCTTTTGTACCTCCTTCTGTTTCTCCTTCTTTTGGTGGGGTTAATTCCCAAAAATCTTTCCAATATTTCATATCATCATCTTTAACTTGAATATCAAAGGTAGCACCTCCTGAACCTGGAAAAGGATAATTATTTTTAGATTTTGGAATAGGTTGATCATCACTTAAATCTAAATGACGTCTTATAACAGCATCATAAGATTCTGATCCACCTGTAGTACTTACTGGGGTTTCTTGGTCTTCTTGTTCATTTAATTTTTTTATAATATCTTCAGAAGGTATATCTAGTTTAGATAATATTTGTTGTAAAATTAAAATATCAGAAGGGTTATCCAATGATGGATATCCCCTTTCTGATTTATAAGACCATTCTAATAATAACTCATCTAGAGTCATAAGTTTTAACCTTTAATAATATTGGCTAATTTTTTAAATCTTTCTTGAAGATCCTCTTTATCTTTTTTACCTTCTTTTACTTCATCAGCATCATCAGCATCATCAGCGTCATCGGCATCACCAGCATCATCAGCAGGCATATCATCTGAAGGAGCATCTTCTCCACCTTCAAAATAATCTTTTAACATATTAAAGATATCACGAAGTGTTTCTTCTGCATTTTCATCATCACCACCTGTAGCATCTACATCTGCATCAGATACGGCTACACTTGGTAAAGCTTGTTCATTTTGGTGGGCTTCCCACTCTTCTTTAATCATTGCTTTTAATTCTTTTAAGTTCATCTTTTTACTTTTTAGAGTTATTATTAGTTTTGCGTTTATAAGTTTTACGTCCTCTTCTTTTTTTACCTTTAGCTGCATCTACAACATCTTTTGCTTGTGCAACTGTACTTTTAGCAGCTGCTTGAACATCTGCTATTTCTTTTTTCATTTCAGCTATTCTAGCTTTTACTTCTTTTAATGCTGCTTCTGCTTTTTCATCTACATCTGTTGATGCCCAAAGAGCATTCCATAATCTTTTAAAATATTCTTTCATAACGTTTTTTATAATTTAAGACCCTTAGATAGTCCTTCTAAATAAGCTTGTTTAGCTATTTCGTAATATACTTTTACTGAATCTTTTCCTTCTCTAAGTGAAATACCATTTTCTCTAATAATTTCAAGTAATCTTAAGTGATTAGCTCTAGTCATATCAGTTGAAGCGATTTCGCTTTTTTCTCTATTTTTTTCTAATAAAGCTTCTTCTTCTTCCTTTCTAATAGCTGAAATTCTAGCTTCTAATTTTTTAATAGTTTCAGGAAGATCTTTACCTTTTACGTCTTCTAATGTTACTTTATTTCCTTTACCTTTATCTCCTTCACCAAATTTTTCAACGTGTTTTTCTAATTTTTTAATAATAGAATCTGGTAATTCAATAGCTTTTTTATATTTTTCAACATCTTTATTTGCTTTATAAGCATCTAAATGTTGATCTTTTAAGGCAATTAAACTTCCTTTAGCTGGTTCATCAGCAGTTGCTTCTGGATTTTTATTATTTTTACCAAATAAAAATTCTTCAATAGCAGCTATTTCTTGATCAAAACGGGCTGCTTTTTTAGATGCTCTTTTAGCACCTCTAGTTGCTTTTTTAGCAGTTACATCTTCATCTTCTTCATCTACATCTTTTTGTTCTGATAATAAAGCTGTTCTGATTTGGGCTTTAATGGCTTCTTTTAATTCTACCATTTTATCGTCTTTAAATTCTTTATCTACTGATATCATTCCATCACCATGACCCCTAGAATATGTTTCTAAGAATTTATTAAATGTAGTTTCTTTAATTTGTCCACCTTGACCCATTCCTCTTTCAAATTGAATTAAAGCTGAATAATATGATGGGTGTTTACTTTCTAAATTTTTAAGAACAGATTCTGTAGCTTTTTCTCTTTCTTCTACTGTAGATTCTGCTAATCTAGAAACACCCATTTGAACTAATTCATAATCCATACCTTTTCTAAATTCGTATGGATTAACTCTATCTAAACGATTACCTATATTAGCATAAGTACCATGAGTTACTTGGCCTTTTCTTGTTGATTTTTCTGCCCCAGAATATACTTGTCCTTGAGTTTTGGAAGGTTTTTCTCTCTTAGGAGAATATCCATAATATTTGTCGTTTGCCATGTGTATAATATATTATTCCTTAATAAATATAAAATTATCTTGGAAGCTGGTTATTGTTTAATTATTTGTTTATTATAGCGTTTTTCTTCGTGAATTATTGATAGATTATATAATCCATTTGATAGATCTGATAAATCTAATCTATTAATGTTTTTAGTTTTTATTAACAATTTACCCATTAAATCATGTACTTCTATTTGTATATCTAATCTTGTTTCTATAGTTAATACATCT